ATTCAACAGGGTCACATTCACACTGGGAAATTAGAAGATTGTCTGATAACGAATCAACAGACCCTTGTCCAAGTTTAAAGGTAGGTGATAAAGTATAATGAGTGATATAATATTAGCAAAAGATAGAGACCAGTGGGGTAGTGAAAATTACGGTTTACCTTGTGGACTATATTTTTATTTTTTAAACGAACATTTACCGGGTTGGGAAACTGAAAAAAGTGGTACTATTGTTGGTAATTGCCCAGCCGTTCAAAGCGTTCAATATGTCCCTTTTATTGATATTGGTGATTTAACAATGTATCACGTTCCATATGACACTCAAAGGTTTGGTAGTATTGATAATTTACGACCTGGTTTAACTGATGTGCCGAATGTATTTAGAATTATGGCAATAGATAAAAATGTTAAAACATTAGGAACATTTAAGTGTTATAAACCTATAAAATCAATAGGTGGTAAGAAAAATTGGAGAAATGAAAGTAGATTATATAATTATCCTTATGCTTTTGGAATGCTTACAGATAATTTAAATACACCTATTGAAATAAAATACCACTTATGTAAAAATAATGTGAATGAAGTTAAAGTTAGAAACACAATTTCGGATAGGTGTTCATACGGTTTATTTATAGAAGGTTACAAAGGTGATACTGGTGGAAAAATGGAAACAATGGTTAGCGGTGACGCACACGAATTACCATGTTCATCATCAGCCTACACACAGTGGGTTGCTAGTAGTAAAAACCAAGTAGCACAAAATGTTTTAAATAATAACGCTAATGTTTTTATACAAAACACATCTTTACAAAAACAATTAATACCGTCTTTAGTTTCACAAGGAACTTTAAACCCGTCTAATTTAATTCAGTCGTTAGGCGGTATGATTAATACTGGATTACAGAATAAATTACAACAAGATTTAAATACCCAGTCAACACAAAATTTAATTAATAATGCTATGGCACAAAGTAAAGATATGAACTCTACACCAAATACAATGATTAGTATGGGGAGTGATGTGTATTTTGGATTAGATAAAGGTGAGAAAAAAGTTAATCTTTACCGTTTTGGATTAACTGATGAATACTACCAAAAATTAGGCGACTATTTTGCAATGTATGGATATAAACAAAATAAAGTTATGAATGTTAATACAAGAAATAGATACTATTATAATTATATTAAAACAATAGGAGCAAATATTACAGGAATATTACCAAGAAATATTTTAGAACAAATAAAAACAATATTTGACAATGGAGTAACAATATGGCATATTGATAGAGAAGGAGTAAAACCGTTAGATTATTCTATGGATAACTACGAAGTTTAGGAGGGTGTAAAAATGAACGAAATGTTAAATCTTGATTTAACAAATATAAGTTATGGGGCTTTATTCATATGGTTGCTAATTGATACCAATAAGAAAAATCAAATTAGGGAAGAAAAATATCAAACAACTATAGACAAATTAGCAGAAAAAGTTGGTAAAATAGATTCTGTGGCAGAAGATGTTGACGAAGTTAAAACAATGTTAAAGGAAGTGATAATAAATGAGTAGAAATAAGTCAATGTATAATAAAGGTGATGGTTTATTATTAGATGAAAATTTAAGGAATAGCAACTTTGGTAGGTTACATAGTTTATTTACAAATTTAGCGTTAAACAGGTTTAAATGGGAGGGTTTACCACCTTCCATTAAACCAAGACATATAGAAAATGCTCTACACTCTCATGGTGCATGTTTTATTTTTGACCACCATGAATACGGTTTAATATGTCTACCTTGTTATTCTAACGGTAAGTTAAATATATATGGTGAACCAACACACGTTACAGTTATTGGACATGGCGAAAGTATTGGGGATTACCCAGTTAAAGACGGTGTTAGAATAATGAATAATGATTTATCAACTCCAACTAAATTATCGGTTTTATATTATGCTAACGCTATCGCACAAACTGATAAAACAATGTATAAAAATTTAAAGAAATTAAAAAACCCTTATATAGTTGCAACAACTAAAGAAAATGAACTTACTTATAAAAATTTATTAAAACAAATTGAAGAAGATAAAGACGAAATATTCGTTGATAATCGACTTACACAAGGTGGTAATTTAGGTATCGAAGTGCTAAACACAAACGTACCGTATCTAATAGATAAGTTGCAAGCACATAAAAATGATTTAGTGAATGAATTTTTAACAATTATGGGGCTTAATAACACTAATGCTAATAATAATAAAAAAGAACGATTATTAGTTGACGAAGTAAACGTTAATAATGGTGAAATATTAATGTATTTAGATATTGATTATAAAAATAGAGATGATGCTTGTAAAGAGATAAAAGAAAAATTTAACCTTGATGTAAAAGTTACAAAAAACATTGAAAATTTATCAGAAATTTTTATGGAAGGTGGGGATAAAAATGGCGAAATACACAATAGAAGTAAATTCCCTTTTATTAGATAGTCACTTTAATTTATTTAGTTTTGATTATGATTTTTATACAGATAATGAAGAAATTAAGAAAAATTTTGAGAAAAAATTTACCGACACTTATAGATTTAATGAGATAGGTTTTGAAACTGTCGCAAGGTTTAAACATTTTTTAAAAACTAAATTAAATAATATCATGCCTTATTACTCAAAACTTTATGAAACAGAATTAAAAGCACAAGATATTAATTTCTTATTAAATAAAGATTTAACCGAAACTTTTGAAAAAGATATTGTATCAACAGGGTTAAGTTCTTCAAACCAAAATATTAATGATGTTGTTACACAAAATACAAAAGAGAGTAATATTGAAAATGGTAACGCTAGTCTTAACCTAGAAAATGGTTCACTTACTAACGTTTCACAAGTAACAAACGATAATCAAAATAATATTAATTCTATTAACGAAGTAAATAATAATCAAAAAGAGCAAACAGTGTTTAAAAGTCAAGGTAATATAGGGATAACTTCATCAGCCGAGTTACTTGCAAAATGGCGAGATGTTATTATAAATATTGATAAGCAAATAATAGATGAATGTGCTGAATTGTTTATGATGATTTTTTAGGAGGTAATTAAAATGGATAAAAGAATATCAGTAAAAAGAATTGAAGAAATTAAAAAAATGTGTGTTAATTTAGAGTTAATATCTGTTTATGATATTGATTCATATTCAATGTTGGAATTATATTATATGTTAGCTAAAAAAATAAATGAAACAATTATCGAAATGAATAGGTTTGAAATAACTATTAATGAAGAAGTTGAAAAACAAACAAGTATACTTGATTCGCTGCTAAATAACGGATTACATAATGAGGTTATTAATAAAATAGACGAAATGATTGTTGACGGTACTTTTGATACTATTATAAATAATAATGTGTTTAAATTAATAAATAATAAAATCGATAATTTTAAAACAGAATATGAAGAATTTAAAACATCAACAAATGAAAAAATTGATAGTATAACTTTTGTTATAAAACCAACAACAGATTACAACACTAAAATAAACGAAATATTATCATCAAACCCTAATGCAACAATAATGTTTGATAATGGAGTACATGAGATAGAAACCATTGTTATTGAGGACAAGGAAAACTTCACAATTTGTGGAAATAAGAATGCAATCCTTAAATTAAAAGATAATAGTAATAATACGTTGCTATGGATTAAAGATTCTTGTTCAAATGTGTTAATTAAAAATTTAAATCTTGACGGTAATAAAGATAACCAATCTCATTTATCAACACGAAGTACACCCTTTGGAAATAATTCTGCATTACTATTAATTCAAAGCACTGATACAACAGTTAAAAACATTAACATCAAAAACACTAGATTATACGCTTTGAGATGTTGTGCTTACACAGACGGTCAAAAATATTTAGATAATATTATAGTTCAAAATATTAACGTTGAAAATTGTCTAGGTGGAGTTGAATGTGTGTTTTGTGTAGCCCCTATCATGAGCAATATAAAAGTAAAAAATATAGGTGGTAAATTTGTTAGAATAAACAGTGTATCATCTAACGCAGTAATAACTGATGATAATGTGACACACGGTTTTAATAATTTTATTCCAATCTATGATTCAAATAAAAAAGTTAAATGTAGATTAGAAAAATCAAATTCTATTGCAAATACTAGAACAATATATTACACGGGTAAAGAAGGTGGTAATCCAATAGTTGGTGATTATGTTTTCACAGGTGATTATAAATCAAATGGAATTATAATGAACAATTGTACACATGGTTATATAAAAGATTCAGTAAGTGAAAACACAACGTTAATGGGGATTGGTATAATTAATAATACAAAAGGTGGTAAAATTATAAATTGTCACGCTTACGGTTGTGGAGAAGAAGGTTTGTGCTTAGACGGTACAAAAAATGGAGTAATTGAAAACTCATTCACTGAATGTTGTTCAATCAACTCAAATGCCCCTTCTATTCATGTTGCAAATATATCACCTGGAATTGATGATTGTAGAAATAATAAAGTTGAAAATAATATTGTTATTGATTCATATTTTACAGGTATATCAACTGGGCTTAAAGCAGACGGAAAAATGTTGGATAGTACAATAGTAAAAAATAACTTATTATATAGAACTAAAGATATAAATGATGCTAAAGCTATATTAGTTGTTGACACAGTTGTCGAAGGTAATACGATAAATAACTTCCAAAACGGGATTGTATTAACACAGGGTGATAGAAAAAACCCTATTAAAAATAATAATGTTAACGGTATTAGTCAATCAGTTGGTGTGGGTATTTCTATATTAAACTCTGCTCACATTGTTGTAAGTGATAATAGTGTTCATAACTTTAACATTGCATTTTCAAATGGTGTACAAGGTGCTAATAAATTTTTAAACAATTATATTAATTGTACTACTTCTTTAGATGTGTGTAATAAACCGACTGGGACAGAATTTGTAAATAATATATCAAACAACGTGTTTGTTAACGGGCTGCCTAGTGTTATAGATTCTAAAGACAAAATTAAAAATACCGCTGATGTATCACAATCAAGAAAAAACTACGAATCTCCAATACAAATTGATTATAAAAACGGTTACTTATTAAAAGTTAAAGGTGACGGTGGTTATAATTACCCAAGTATAAAACATTACTTATGTTATTTCGATAGTTTAATATTAATTTCTGATTCAACACAAAGTAGTGATGTTATAAACGTTGTTGTAAATAAATCTAGTAACAAAATTGAATTAAGCGTTACTGGGTCGGGTGGAGCAAAGGGTATAACATACGATTATATAGCAATACAATAAATTAAAAAAGAGTAGGGTAATCCTACTCTTTTAATATATCATTATAACATAAGCTCACGCCATTGTGTTTATAAACATCATTAACATAACTAATTAACTCACCTACGGTTGACGTTTTAAACCCAATTGGGTTTATGGAAATTGTTTCAATTTTTTGTAATTGGTTTTCTATAATTTCACGTTGTTTTATACGTTCTACTTCTAATTGTAATTCTTTAAAATTTTTTCTTTTTTCTTCTAATTTATTTAAAATTTCTTGGTGTTTAATTTGATTCTCTATTATGTGTTTTATTTCCTTATTAATTTTAATTAAGTTTAATGTGTTTATTGAAAAAGTTAATCCTAGTATTATAAATAAAATAATCATAACTATACCCCCAACAGTTTTTATTAATTATATTATTCTATTTATAGACTAAATATCCTTTAAATATATTTAATAACTTTTTGCATAAATTTTTTAATTTCTTGATTTTTAAAATACATCTCACCTTTATGATAACCTTCTTTAATTCTTTTAATTTGCCATTTATTTACTTCGTTTTTTATATGTGTTAAATGTGTTCTCATATCTTCGTTTAAAACAGCTATTCTTTTCTTTGAATTTGTATCGATTTTATCATCACAATAAAAATCACCTAATTCATCAAACCATATGCCAACTTCAATGTTTTCCATAACTAATGAGCATATGAAAATATGTTGACCTTTCCTCTCGATTCTAATGAAAGAATTATCGTCCTCGTATCCTTTACCTTTCATAGCGTAGTCACCGTATGATGTATTTCTTATTAATTTAGCGAATTTAGTTCGAGAATATTCCTCTTGAAACTCAGGTGTGTCAGTTAATTCAACGGTTATTAAATATGTACCGTCATCTTTATCTTTTTCAAATTTATGAAACCTTTTTTCTGTATCCTTTATTTCAATGCCGTACATTGTGAAAAAAGGATTTACAAACGATATAACATTGCCTATTAACATTAATTTCCAATTATCTCTTTTTCTAACAACAGTGTTTATTAATTCTAGCAAATAAAACATATCATTTTTCAAATAATTTGGGAATTTAAATGAAGGTTCAATATATTCGTCAAAAACTAATAATGTTACAAGAGGAAAAGGTGATGATTTTTTCTTTAATGATGTTGATAATGCAATAAAAATTATAGCAATTTCACCGTTTATTAAACCGTGTTTACCGTCTATTTTAAACTCATGATTAGGATAAAATTCTTTTATATCATTAAAAAATAAATCTTTAACTTCGTCTATGTCTGTTTGCCTTCTTCTTATGTAGATACTTTGCTCACCTTTGTTTATAAAGTTATTTATCATTCTTCTTTTAGCGTCGAAAGATTTACCATTCCCTCTTTCCCCCATAACAAAATTAACCTGAGATTGGTGAGAGAATAATTCGTTACTTGAATAATATATATTACTCATTTTTAACCTCCATGATTTTATTTATTTTATTTTTGTGTTTATTATAGTAATCCTTTGAGTAATCTCTAAAAATTTTTAAACAATGTGTGCAATGTTTTAAATCCTCAAATTCTGAATGTTCTTTAGGTTTTCCACAACGAACACATAACCCTTTATTATATCTTCTTTTTGTTATTAGTTTATAATATTCGTTCTTTTTATCACGACAAGATTTACATCTAACATATTTTTCAACTTTTTCAGATTTGCAAGAAACACATATTCCCTTATTTTTATAGTAATTATAATCCTTTTTCATTAATACTATCCCCTTTTATTTTTCATTTTTTCTAATATTTCTTTCCTATTCTTTTTATAATATTCTTTAGAATATTGTTTACGTTTCTCCAAACATACATCACAATGTATTTTGTCTGTGTTAATTAAAACATTGCCACAATTCACACATCTACATTCGGATAATCTATCAAGTTTACGTTTATGGTATCTATCTCTTGCGAGTTTTAAACAAAATGTGCAAAAATTTGAGTTTTCTGCTGGTTTTCTAAATCCACATGATGGACATAAGTTTTTTCCCAATAAATCCTTATACCTTCTTTTATTTCTTTCATTATTTATATTATTCATACTACCCTCCAAATATTGTGTTTCTAAGCGTGTAATCACTTATTATTAAAGCGTAACCACCTTTAACTTTAGTTTTCATTTTCTTCCCCTTAAAAGTTGCTCCAAGTTCAAATTCTTCAATATGTATTTCGTTCCTAACTTCTTGTGGTAATCCTGCACATCTACATATAACATCACCTTCATGTGTTTTTACTATATATTTTTTACTACCTATTGCTTTAAACTCACAATACTCTTTTTCTATGTCCCACATACCAAGTATGTAAGGATCTAACACATCTCCAATTCTTTCCTTTACAATTTCAACTGGTAAAGTTGTGTAAAGAGAATCAGTATCGAAGTATATAACGTTGTTATGATAATTGCCCTCTTTATCAATAGATAGTTTATATAATTGTGTTCTTAGGTTAACTCTCGCCCAAGCGGTAACACAACTTGAAAAAGCGGGATAAAATTTTTGTTCGGATTCATATATAACGTCAGTGTTCACATTTTTAACCATACCATTATCAAGTTCAATTTTCCTTTCAACTCTTGTAGGATTACTTGCAAGTTTGCCATAGAAAGAGTTTAAAACTAATTTAGCGTAGTTTGTTAATGCAACATTACCTTCTTTTTTAGATGATATTTTTAATTCTGTATAATAGTCAACAACTTCACCAAAGTGACCAATATTAGATTTAAAAGTTAGTGTTTCAAAAACCTTATAATTTTCAAAAACAGTGTTTTCTAAAATATTTTCAAGTTCAAATTCCCAAATATAAAGACGGTACCTTCTTTCAACGCCTTTAGCGTTTGTCCCTTTAACAACTCCATTAATAACGTTAGTGTGAATATATTCAGTACCTAAACAATTAAATACATCACGATTGATTGACCCACATTGTATTTCACCGATAAAATTATTTTCATGTTTATTATAAAAAGAATCAAATTCAATCACTAGAATAGATAATTCATTTTCAGAGCATTTATGATAACCATTATATAGAATAGGCTCACCGTACGGTAGTGGTTTATTTCTTATAACCGCTGGGTATGAACTGTTTATATCGATTGATGTTCCACGTATATTTTTAAGGTGAACACCTTTATAATATTTATTTACTTGTGTCCAACCACCACGATAAGAATTTTTAATAATTGAATTTATTTTACCGTAACAATATAAGTCGGGATAATCCTCAAGGAATTTTTTATAAGGTTTATCTTCACCGTATTTACCTTTCATAAAAGCCTCAAAAGAAATTGAACTCGCGGTTGTTTTCCTAGTGTTAATTGGTAAATAAAATTGATTTATAAACTCTTTTAATATGTAAACATCGTTATAAAGGTAAATTTGTTCAAATTCAGTTAATTTATGATTGTCGTCTCTTACTTTATCATAGTCATAATTTTCACCTAATTTTTTAAATTTATCATCAATTTTTATTACTGATTTACCAATAGTATCTAATTTAAAAGCCATTATTTTATATGAATCTAAGAATTCAATAGTTGGAAAAATTTCGTCATTTATTTGATAAAATTCTTTATTAATTTTTTTCATATATGATAACTTAGTTCCTTCTAAGTGTACCAAAGTTGAATAAACATTACCGTCTTTTTCTACTATATTAAAAGATTTAGATATATTTTTTGTGTAAACTTTTTTCCCTTCATGAACAACAGAATTATAGTGTTTATAATCATTTCTTAATAAATAGTATTTTATGAACTCAATATCCCATGATAAATTGTGAACAAAAACTCTTAATTTTAACATTTTTTTAATATTTTTAATTTTTGATTCTGATAGTTTTTGTTTTAAATCAACTCTACTATATATAATTGTTTGTAGTGCTATAAAAAATTGTTCTAATGTTTCACCGTATAATACATAATCATTATCACAGTTAGATAAACCCCAAGCGTATATCTTTACAGCGTCGCCTTCGTGGGTAATGTCTAACTTTTTTTCATAAATTTTTTTAATTTCGTCAGTTCTAAAACATGATTCAGTATCAAAACAATTTATAGTATCCACGTTAAAAATGTTTAAATAATTATTTAGTTGTGAGCAATGTATCATATATTTTTTAACGTGTTCTTTCATATTGTCCCCCCCCTAGTATTATTTATATTCCGTAGTCTGATTCGAGCATTCTTTCAAAATAATCTAACCTATCATACATCATTTGGTGGTATTCGTCTTTATGTTCACTCTTAAAAATTTCTTTTTCCATAGGATATTTAAAACTTAATTCATATACTTTATCCATAAAGTCATATATTAAGTCGAGTCTATTACCGAATCTATTAGTTAATTTATTTATTTTTTTTCGTCCTAAATCATCTAACTTTATTTCCTTAAAATAAGTTAATAAAAATTCATTTGCAACCATTTGTGTCTTTAGTTTTATATTTCTTTTTGTAGGTTTAAAATTTTCATTATATTTAACTATGTTTTTAGTTTCTTTACTTATATAATTTCTTTTAGCACTCATGTTTTTTTGTTTTTTATTATTTTTAACTCTTTTTTTAATTTTTTCATCAATAGCTTTTGATTCTTGTAATATTTTGGGTCTTTCTTTAACTCTTGCAACCCTTTTTAGAAAATTTTCAAACGTTTTATTTGAGTGAGCTAATTTATTTATATCTTTACCCTCTGTAGCTTTATCAACATCTAAACCTTTTTTATTTAATTCTTTTATAGTTTTTTCAATAAGTTTTATACGACTTTTTTTATCCATGTGTTAAATTTTCACCTCTTTGTTGATTAATGTTTTTGATATTTTTAAACAATTTATTTCTTTCTTTAAATTAAAATATTCGTTAGTATATTTAATAGTAAAAAGAAGAGTGATCTCTTTTTTCCTAATTAATGAATTAATATAATCTAAAGTTATTTGTTTTTTATTCATGTGTTATTCTCCTAATTCTTTTAATCTATCAGTTAAAGATTGATATTTTTCTTTAACTAATTCTTCAATAATGAAATAAACAGGTTTTCTTTGTAATTTCTTTTGTTCCTTTAATAATTTCATAACATCAGCATCAATTTCAATTTGTAATTTTTTTAATTCTTTAGACATCAAATTTTCCTCCTTCTATTTTTGATAACATTATCAATAATTCTTCTTTTATTCCTAATTCAACGCTGCACTCAACATTAAATTTTTCCAAAGAATTTATTAGTCTGTCATAAGTTATTATTCTATCTTCTAAATAATTTCTAATATGGTTTTTATTTATTTTACTTAATTTACTCCTATTTTTAGATAAAATTTTTAATTGTTCTAATTTTGATAATTTTAACCAAGTTCTTACACACATTTCTTTTTTCCTCCCTTATATTCCCTATAACTATATAATACACTATTTAACGACAAAAATCAATAGTTTTTCCAATGTTTTTTATTTTATTTTCGACACCCTAGCCCTATCATATTTTATTATGTTTGTCAATAGTTAATTTTCGACATATAGTGTCGTTTTTGG